ATCGCCAAAGCGTATCTATCACAATCTAATCAGTTATTTGTGACAAGAGTTTTAGGTCTATCAGGTTATGACGCAGGACCATCTTGGTCAATCACAATGCAAGCTAACTTGGACCCTACAACTGTGTCAGCGTCTACTCAATCAACATGGTCTGTTTCATTTACAGGTTCTACAGGTGGAACTGTAACATTTGGAGCATTCCCATCACCAATTAGTACTTACATCGGTGACACAGTAACCCTATTCAATGGAAGTTCGACTACGATGTCAGGACAATTGGCGTCATTTATTGTATCAGCATGTACTACAAACTCATTAAGTGCTTCTACTATGGGTCAATGGGGTATCATGTCAGCATCAACATTTAACTCTTATACCGGTGCGGGTTACACAGGTGTTACTAATTTCTTAGGTACTTCAGGAACTACAACTGCAAATGCAGATTACACCGCAAGTACAATGGATACTTGGTACTACGCAGCTTTTGACCCACAATCAGGTAATAACTACGATGGTATATCATTCAACTCAGTTATAGGTTCCAATTTTGGACCTACAGCAACACCTGGTTCATTCTCAGGTACAGTTTCGGGAACAGTATTAAACTTTGTTGCTACAGCATACACAGATTATAACAATGTTGTAATCGCAACACTTCGTTCAAGAGGATTAAACTCAGACTCAAGTGGAGGCCCTGTATACACAGTATCAGGTATGTCACAAGTTATTATGGACACTACTACAGGTTCTTACTCTGACGTGTTAGAAAACCCATACGCATCATTTGCAATCTCAGGTGTAACAAACGAAGGTCAAAACTTCAACTTTGAAACATCATTCTCTACTTCAGACCCAGATTATATTTCTAAAGTATTTGGTATGACCAATTTTGGTAAACCAAGAATTGAGGTTCCTCTATTCTTAGAAGAAACTTTCTACAACTTGATGAATTGGAGTTACAGAAAAGGTTATGTTAGAGGATTAAACTCAACATTAATTTCTTTACCATCAGCAAGAGAAGATAATGGAACTAACTCATCAATTGGTTGGTACTTGGAACAATACCAAACACCGGCAACACCATTTGTGGTGTCTGAACTTCGTGGTAATACAGTTTATAGACTTTTCAGATTCGTGTTAATTTCTGATGGTAACTCAGCTAACCAATTAGTTAAAATGTCAATTGCAAACATGTCATTTAATAACATGACATTTGATATTATTGTTAGAGACTTCTACGATACAGATGCAAATCCAATCGTTCTTGAAAAATTTACTAACTGTACTATGGACCCAGGTTCTAACAGTTTCGTAGCTAAGAAAATTGGTACATCTAATGGTGAGTTTGAATTAAAATCAACTTTTATTATGGTTGAAATGGATGAAGATGCACCAATTGATTCACTACCTTGTGGTTTTGAAGGATTTAACTTCAGAGAATATCAAGGAGCAAATTCACCATTTGTAATCTTTAAAACAGAATACAACTATCCAGGTCAACAAATTTGGAACCCACCATTCGGTACTTCAACAGGTACAGATAACACAACACTATCTTCAGGTGATAACGTAAGAAAAACATACTTGGGTATTTCAAATACTGTTGGTATCGATTACGATTTCTTCCAATACAAAGGAAAACAAAACCCAACTAACTTATGTTGTGCTACCGATAGTGCACCTTGGAATTACATCACACCTGGTTTCCACATGGACTCAGGAGCAACTGCGGTTACAATCGCTAACATTTACGTTACTTCAGGTCAAACAGCATTTGAGTGTGGTTCAGCATCATTCCAATCTGACCCAACAAATCAATCTAATCCATACTACAGAACTTTTGCAAGAAAATTCTCGTTAGTGGCTCAAGGTGGTTTTGATGGATGGGACATTTATAGAGAATATAGAAGTAACACTGACACATTTATGTTGGGTCAACCAGGTTACTTAAAAGGTGCATCACCATTACAATCGGCATCATATCCAAACGCAACAGGTTGGGGAGCATTTAAGCAGATTACAATTGGTGATAATACACAAGATTACGGTAACACTGACTACTACGCATACTTAGTTGGTCAACAAACATTTGCAAACCCTGAAGCGGTTAACATTAACGTGTTTGTAACACCAGGTATTGATTATGTTAATAACTCAAACTTGGTTGAACAAGCTATTGATATGATTGAATCAGACAGAGCAGATTCACTATACGTCTGTACTACTCCTGACTACGACATGTACGCACCAACTACATCTAACTTCCAAGCAGATTTTATCTATCCACAAGAAGCGGTTGATAACTTAGAAGAAAGTAATATTGATTCTAACTACACAGCAACTTACTACCCTTGGATTTTGGTTAGAGACGGTGTAAATAACACTCAAGTATACATTCCACCAACTTCTGAAGTTGTAAGAAACTTAGCATTGACTGATAACATTGCATTCCCATGGTTCGCAACTGCGGGTTACACAAGAGGTTTAGTAAATGCGGTTAAAGCTCGTGTGAAACTAACACAAGAAGCTCGTGATACTTTGTATGAAGGTAGAATTAACCCAATTGCAACTTTCTCAGATGTAGGAACAGTAATTTGGGGTAACAAAACTCTACAAATTAGACAATCAGCACTTGACAGAATCAACGTAAGAAGATTGTTACTACAATCACGTAAATTGATTTCAGCGGTGGCTGTGAGATTGTTGTTTGAACAAAATGACGAACAAGTAAGACAAGACTTCTTGGATTCTGTAAACCCAATTTTGGATTCAATCAGAAGAGATAGAGGTTTAGTAGACTTCAGAGTTACAGTTTCAAACAGTCCTGAAGATATCGATGCTAACCAATTGGTTGGTAAGATTTACTTGAAACCAACAAGAGCACTTGAATTCATCGACATCGAATTCTTGATTACTCCAACAGGAGCGTCTTTTGAAGACATTTAATAATTAAAAATAAGGGGGGTTGTTCATCAACCCCTCTTTTAGCCTAAACAAAGAAAAACCATGGAATTCAAAAAATCAAAATTAAATGAAAATCTTAACTTACCTAAAACAGGTAAAAAGTCATTTTCAAAAAAATCACAAAATATCATTGTTTCTGAAGCTCAATTAGAAAGATTAATTGAAAAAATTGCAAAAAACAAAAATGTTTAAAAAAGTTTTAAAAGAGTTTTTAGAAGAAAAACTTTTACGTGAGGGTTTTGACGATGCCGGTAATCCCGATTTAAAGTATTACGCTTTTGATTGGGATGACAATATTGTTTTTATGCCAACGGAAATTATTGTGTCAACTGCTGACGGTGAAGAGGTTGGTATGGGTACTGAAGATTTTGCTGAATATAGAATGGATATCGGTAAAGAACCATTTATGTATAAAGGAAAAGAAGTTGCGGCATTTGCAAATGACCCCTTTAGAAACTTCGGAAGTAAAGGAGATGCTCAGTTCATCGTTGACTCAATGTTAGCTAAACCAGGACCGTCCTGGGATGATTTTGTGGAGTGTTTAAATGGTGGTTCCATCTTTGCGATTATCACAGCAAGAGGACACAACCCTGAAACCCTTAAAGAAGCAACATACAATTATATCGTTACAAATCACAACGGTATTTCAAAACAAGAATGTATTTCTAATTTAAAAAAATTTAGAAACATTGCAGAAGAAGGTGAAATGGATGGAAATGAAATTATTATGGAGTACCTTAATATGTGTAAATTTCACCCTGTAACTTTTGGTGAAGGTTCCGCAACAAACCCTGAAGAAGGAAAAATTAAAGCCCTAAGAGAATTTATCTCATACGTAAAAGAAATGTCGTCAAGACTGGGTAAACAAGCATTTTTCAAGAACGATGTGAAAAACAGATTTATACCGGAAATTGGATTTTCTGATGATGACCCTAGAAATATAGAAAAGATAAAGAAATTCTTAGATACTGAATATTCAGATAAACCAGTAAGAACTTATTTAACTAAAGGAGGAGAAAAAAAAGAAATATAATTTATTTAAGTATTACTGGAACTGGATATACATAATCCAAAATTTCCGGAATAAAGTAAATAGAAAAATTTTTCGACATCCGTGTATTTATAAGTAAATAAACTAAAAAAACGAAAACTAAAAAAAAATACTATGGCTGATTTATTAATGAAAATGCCGATGCCTTACGAACCAAAACGTAAAAATAGATTTATCTTAACGTTTGATTCTTCTTTGGGTATCAATTCTTGGTTTGTTGAATCTACAGCAAGACCACAAATTACAATCAATCCTGTTGAAATTCCATTTTTAAACACATCTACTTACGTAGCGGGTAGATTCACATGGAATACAATAAACGTTACATTCCGTGACCCAATCGGACCATCAGCGGCTCAAGCCCTTATGGAATGGGTACGTCTACACGCAGAATCTGTTACAGGTCGTATGGGATACGCCGCAGGTTATAAGAAAAACATTTTCTTGGAAATGTTAGACCCAACAGGTGTTGCGGTCGAAAAATGGATTTTACAAGGTACTTTCCTAACAGATGTGAATTTCGACTCTTTAGGTTACTCAGACGACAACTTAGCAACAATTAGTGCTACACTTCGTCCTGATAGATGTATCTTAGTTTATTAATAGTATTTACGAAAAAATCAGTGTAGTTATATTTAACCATAGGGGAAACTCTATGGTTTTTTTTATTATGACAGATTACTCACAATATTTACAAGAAGGTTTTAATTTACCTCACGATGTAGTTGAACTACCCTCTCGTGGAAAATTTTATAAAAATAAAAAATCAGCCTTAAAGGTTGGTTACCTGACTGCTATGGATGAAAATATCCTTTTGGCTGATAATAAAAATAATGACATTATTTCGACATTATTGCGAAACAAAATTTACGAAACGGATTTTCACCCTGATGAACTTTTGGATTGTGATATTGAGGCTATCCTTATCTTCTTAAGAAATACTGCTTTTGGTTCTGAGTACAAATTGATACTAAGAGACCCAAAAACACTTCAAGAGTTTGAAGTATCAACACAACTTGATGAGTTAAATATTAAAAAACCTTTACATCAACCTGATGGTGATGGTTTGTTTACGTTTGTTTTACCCGTTGGTGGACAGACAGTAAAATGTAAAATGTTAAACGGTTACGACCAAAAAGAGTTGAAAAAATTCGAGGACGCATACCCAAATGGAGTTGTTGCTCCGGTTCAAACCAAAAGACTCGAAATGCAGATTATGTCAATTGATAATACATCTGATAAAGGTGACATTGCAAAATACATCCAACAGATGCCAATTGCAGATTCAAAATTCATAAGAAATTCGTTAAAAGATTCTGAACCTAGATTGGATTTGGAACGAGTATTTACAGCCCCGTCAGGAGAAAAAGTGAGCGCCAGAGTCACTTTCGGGGCCGAATTTTTTCGTCCTTTCTTCTAATTACCGACAAATTATGATGGATGAGTTTTATTACTTATCCAAATATGTTCACTTCTCATATAGTGATATGATGAAGATGCCAATATTTGAAAGAAAATACTTTATTAATAAGCTTGTGACAGAGTTTGAAAAAAAGAATGAACAAGCCGAACAAGCAAGAAATAAAAGATAAGGTATTTATCTAAAAACATTAAATGTTTCTACAAGACGCAACATCAACAGGAGGAGGGGGACCCTCAATCAGTGACGCATTAAATGCTGTCAAAGATTCTTTTGCAAAATTACAAGATAGTATTTTTGATTTTGAGGACCAAGTATCACGTGTCAATCGTCAGGTATTGGGTCAGGGCTCAATTTATGCCAAGTCAATGAGGGAACAGTTTGCTAAGGCGACAATGGATGTCTTACAATTTGGTGGAAATTTAGATGACGTAGCTAACACATTTTCGGCAATCAACAAAGTTATGGGAAAAAATACTATGTTATCAGCCCAAGAATTATCAAATATGGTTGCGATACAAAAATCCGCAGGTATTACTGCTGAAGAAATGGGTAGTCTTATAGAAGCCTTTGATAGTATTGGTGTTGGAGTTGAAAGTGCTGTGAGTTCTATTGATGACATGTCAGCTAAAGCACGTGGTTTAGGTTTGAATGTAGGCACGTTTTTAAGTACCACAGCAAAAAACTTAAAGTTGGTAAACTCCTATGGGTTTAAAGATGGTGTTGAAGGATTAACACGAATGGTTGCAAGAGCACAGGCACTTCGTATTGATATGACATCAGTAAAAGGTCTTGCTGCCGATTTATTAAATCCGGAAAAGGCAATAGAATTGGCTGCCGAATTTCAAAACTTAGGAGGTGCTATAGGTGCTTTAGGTGACCCATTCCAACTTATGAATATGGGTCAGAATGACATGGAAGGATTACAAAATGCCATTATTGATGCAACAAAAGCGTCTGTACAATTTAATAGTCAAACAAAACGTTTTGAAATATCGGCACTTGAGATGAGAAGATTAAGGGCTTTTGCAAGTGCTACGGGTGCTGATTATGAACAACTTGCGGATAGTGCGGTAAGGGCTGCTAAAGAAACCCAAGCGTTTGAAGACATTAAATTCTTAGATGTTGATTCAGATAAAAAACAACTTATAGCTAATTTAGCTAAACTTAATAAAGACGGTAAATTAGAAATCCAACTTCCTAATATGGATAAAGCTGTT